GTCACTACAGAGTTATAACCATATTCTAGGTCATTAGTAGTTAAATTAGCTGTAGCATAAGTTCCTGTAAATGTAACAATTTTAGCATCACGAACACCACCAAATAAGAATTTACCACCTTTATAAAGTCTATCATCCATAGTTGTTACAAGTGTGTCTATTGTTTTAGCTGCTGCTGTACTTGCTGCCATATCTATAGCAACACCTGTGCCAGTACCTACACCTGTAGCTGTAAATAATACGCCTACTGTGTTAGCAACTGCACCTATAAGTGTAAAGTCTGTAGTGCCTACTGTTCTAATTGTATATGATTTACCTGATACAAAAGAACCTGCTGATATATTGTAAGCAGAATCTAGTGCATCTAAAGATGTGCCTGAAGTAGCTAATGTAGAAACGTAATCTACATCTGTATCTGCTTCACACCATTTTTTAGTTTCATAGTTATAAATAAGTAATGAACGACCACCTGATACGTTAGTATAGTTCCAAATAACAAGGTTACGTTCAGGATCAACTGCTGCTGATATAGAGTCAATATCGCCAATGTTAGCATTAGAGTAAAAGTATCTATCTACCTTTTCTGCACCAATACCAATGACATTTTGACCATCACAAGAATAGAATCCATCATCTGATAAGAAGTATGTAATACCACCATATTGTGCTACAGAACCACCTTCTATACAACCAATGTTTCTTGAAATCGTGTCAAATTGGAAGAATAATGGTGAGCCAATATATGACATGCGGACAATGGCTTTTTCTAAGAATACAATACCAAATTCACCACCTGTAATTGAAGTTATATCACCGCCATCGGGCAAATCTTGATAGTCACTTTGTGATGCAGCACCTGCTGTCCAATCGGTAGGGTCATTAATATCTGACCATTGAACTCTTGTAGGATATGTACCTGCACCTATATTAGCTCCTACTACAAAGTCACGAACTACTGTGACGTATTTAGCAACTGGAGCTGCTGCAGCTAAGTCTGCAAACAATGATGATGAGTTTACATCATAATATTGTATCTTTTCAGAACCATTAGCAGCAAGTGCATAGTTACCAAACTGAACAAATTGCCATCTGTTAATACCTGTATAACCACCTGATTTAGATACGTCATCTAATGTTAAGTCTGAACTATCTAGTTTATATAGTTTAGTAAGACCACCTGCAAATACAGATACATCATTGTCTACTTTAACAGCATATACGTTAGTTAAATCTTCAGATGCACTACCTGAATAGTTTACTGCTGACTTAAATGGACCATATCCTACAGCTAATGGAATAACATTATTAGCTTCTGATACTGCGTCTAGGATAGATGGTTGGTCAGGTAACCAATCTTTAAAAGCTATGCGTTGTATAGGCATATTAAGCCTTCATAATATAGCAAAGTGCATAGTATGGAGGCAAGTTAGCATTAGTGCCACTTGATCCTGTTGTACTATTTGCTACTGTGATGCCTGTGGTTGCTGAAGATGTGCTGCCATTATCAGTACTTATACCTGCATTTGCATTAATATTTTGACCACCACTTTGAACTTTTACTCCACCATGAGTATGACCAGGATCAGTTACTGTTGCAGTATGGGTATGGCTAACTACGATAGCGTCTGCACTACCACCAGTAGCATTTACAGCATATGTTGAACCTGCACCTACTACAAAACGATTACGTAAGTCAGGTGTAGAATTTGTACCATCACATAATAACCAACCAGTAGGAATAGATGCAGATGATCCTGACCATATAATAATACCACCACTAGGAATAGCACTTCCCCATGTAGGAGTTGTGCTACCACCTGCTGATAATAATACTTGACCTGAAGCTCCTGCAGTTCCGTCTAATTGAAATGCACCTGTTACATTTAAAGTGCCAGATGATAATACTTGACCTGAAGCTACTAATGTACCTGCTACTGTAAATGGATCGCCACTTGTTCCTGCTTGTTGGTCTTTAAGTAAAGCCATAAGAGAACGTATAGCATTGTTTACGTTAGCTGGTGAACATCCTTCAGCAATATTGATATTGGTTATATCGGTATTATCTGCTGCGGTTGCACTAAATTCTGAAATTTTGGTTTTTGCCATCTTTTATCCTTGTCTTAACCATGTGTTAGTTCCTGGTGCGACTTCTGTCCATACATCTACACTAGGGGTTGTATCTGTCCATACTTCACTTCCTGGGGTGACAGGAGTCCATCCTTCACCTTGTATTACTCCGTTTGCTGTAACTGTTGCTATAGGTGTAATAGATGCACTAGCGCCTGTAACAATGCCACCTAAACAATAGACTGTAGCATTTCCTACTATCTGACCAGAACCACTTACTTCATAACCTGCTAAACAGGATACAGTTGTTGTTCCTGTAATACTTGCAGAATTTGTTCTGATAACTACATAATCAATTGCTACTGTGCCATTAGCAGTAATAGATGCTGAGCCTGCAATCTCAAATGATCCTATTGCAGTTACAGTTGCATTACCTGTAATAGAACCTGATCCATCTCTTATACGTAAGTAAACAGCACTTACATTAGCAGTTCCGTTGATAGAGCCACTATCTAATCTAATTCTTGTTGCACTACCTGTAACAGTAGCGTCTGCAGTAATAGCAGCACTAAATGGTTTTATTGCATTAGCATTAGCTGTAACTATAGCGTCTGCATCTATTTGAGCAGAGGCTAATATTATGCCACCAATCTTACCTAACGTGCTAAACGAGGTTTCAGCAAAGGATGTTATGCCAAACATTTAATTACACGCTTTCAGGTATTTCTACCCAGTTAAGATTTGCCTCATTCCATATATAAAAATTATCGTCTGTTGGTTTATCTACAGGAGCTTTCCATTGGCAAGTTTCTTCATCTAATAACCATGAATTATATGGTTTTGGTGCAATAAAAGCATTACGAGTTTCATCATAAGTGTGTCCAATACCAGCAAAGTTTTTTCTAAAATTACCATTATAAGATGTTTGTTTCCAATTTCCACCTAAAAGATTAGAGCAAAAGTCTATACCTTTTTGTTCGCTTTCATTGCCATTTTCGTCAATAATAACTTCATTGGATACAACAATGACTTTGGTTACTATGTTATTTTCTAATTGTGCAAAGTGTGCCATATTTTTTTAATATTATCTCAATTTGTTGATCTATTGTATGTCCATACTTAATATGAACATCTACTTTTTTAGGTGTTTCAAACAATTTATTTGTATCTTCAAATCTACTTTTTTCAATTCTATCTACCCAAACTATAAATGCTTTTCCAAACTTTTTTCTTGTTTCATGAGTAGGGCATACAAAATCAGCTATGGTATTGTATCCTTGTGCATTTAACATATCAGATAAAGCACCCATTCTTTTAGCTTGAATTAATCTATCTGTATATTTAAAAGTTAAATCAGTCCAAACTTTGTTTCTCATTTCATCTGCATTAAGATGAATGGCATTAAGTTTTTTGCTTAATTCTTTTGCTAATGTAGTTTTACCGCTACCAGGTAATCCCATTATTAAGAGTTTTCTAGTTCTATACATTTCTTAATCATTTTTTGTGATAATTCAACATTAATAATTTGTTTACTAATTGTTGGTCTAATTTTGTGTAAGTTTTTTAAATCATACACAGTATCGTTTTCAGGATACTTTGGCTTAATATTTGTAAAGCTATGTTTATATGGTTTTATATTACAGAATTTATATATATTATCTAATGTTTTTTGTGGGTCATTAATCAAGTCATCATATTGAATAAACAAAAACTCACCATTGTTATTTTGTTTAGCCCATTTAATACCACTTAAAGGTCTTCTTATATATTCATTATCTTCATCAATTAGTCCTGCTTCTGCATTACCTTGATAATTGTTTTTTAATCTTAAATTAACAAAAGACTTTACAATATCTATCACAGGTCTTTCTAGCACTACTATTTTTGCATCTGAATCTATATATCTTTTAAACATTTCCACATTTGCTTGTAATGTCCACGATCTTGATTTATCAAACACAATTGATTCTTTAATATCATTATAGTAAATAAATGGTATTGCACTTATTACATCAGTTGATATATGTATTTTATTTGCTGCAACTATACTTTCTTTAACAGAAGCTAACTCAAATGAATTTTGCATATCCCACATTAACTGACAAACAGGACTTAATCCCTCTGAATGTATCGTAGGATTTTGACATAGTATTGCAGATAATAAGGTTGAACCTGATCTAGGCAAACCACTTAAGCCTATAATTTTTTTTATCATTAACCTATATAAGTACCAGACCCTGTAAATTTAATAATTGTATTTGATCCTGATGTTGTAACTGTTGGGCTTCCTGTAGTACTTCCTGAATAACTTGCTGTAGGAACAGATAAAATAACAACTCCTGAACCACCACTAGCTCCAGTTCCACCACCACCTCCTGTATTGGCAGTTCCTGCAACAGCATAAGAGCCACCACCACCACCTGAAGATGCAGAACCTATAACATTTCTACCATATCCACCACCACCGCCTGCATAACCTACTGAAGTTCCTGTAATAGATGATGAACTTCCTGTGCCACCATTACCACCAACACCTGCAGAAGCATTACCGCCTGTGCCACCAGCCCCTCCACCACCTGCTCCTGCATCTAATGGATACTGGTTTGTAACACCAGTACCACCATTATTTCCTTGACCTGCTGTTCCTGTTCCACCAGCATAAGGACCACCTGTTTGACCACCTCCACCGCCAGAACCACCATTAAGACCAGCAGCTTGATTACCACCGCCACCTCCACCATCAGAAGTAACGGTAGTAATACCTGTGCCACTTAAAACTGAATTTCCACCATTTGTTCCTGATACATTAGAAGGTGATGTTCCACCACTTCCAACAGTAACTGTATATGTTACATTTGGAGTTAAAGTAGCTGTGCTTGTTAAATAACCACCAGCTCCACCCCCTCCACCGCCACCAGCTCCACCACCACCTCCTGCAACAACTAAATAAGTAGCAGTATATGGAAGTCTTGGTTTAGCACCAAACATTCCAAATCCTCTAGCTGACATAGATGCTGTGCGAGATAATAATGGCATTATAAATTCCTACTTAAATTGAACTTGTGCTGCAAATACTGTAAAAGTTGCAGAACCTGTTTTAACTATTGTATAAGAATAAGCGTCTATACTAGAAGCATTACCAGCACTCCATGCTGTTCCACCTTGATATTTAGGTGTAACAGATGATCCATCTACTTGTACAGCATTATTATAATACGGAGTTGATCCTTGTGTGACTAAAAATACAACTGTAATAGATTCTCCAGTTGCCATAGCTGTATTTAAAGATGTACCACTAGAAGCTCTAAAGTTTACAGTCCAGTTAGCTGAAGCATTAGATGTATAATACAAAACTGATTGTGTAGTTACATCATAGTTAATTGTGCCTGTAGCTGCTGTTGCTGATACAGTTATACCTTCTAAAGCGTTTGTAAATTTAGATGAAATAACAGATGATGTACCTGCAAATGTTTGAGTAGCTGTAAATGTAGTAGCTGTACCTGGTGCTACATAATCAGTACCAGCAGTAGCTCCAGTAAGACCAGTAGAACCATCACCTTTTTGAAGTGCTGTACTAGAAGTTAAGCCAATAATAGTATCACCTGACTGTAATTCTTGTATACTTGTGCCATTTAGCACTAATCCATAACGAGTTGCCATAATTTTCCTTAACTTACTGTAACATTAATTGTTGATCCGCTTCTATTTAATACAGGTAAATAACCATTAGCTAAAGCAACATCAGCGGTAGTAGCATCTCTTTTATAAACTGATAATTTAGTTGGTAAATTACCTAAATAAATTGCTTTTTCAGCAGGATAAGTTACAAATACATCTTTTGTGCCTGCACTAAAATTAACTGCACTTCCACTATTGCTAGACTCTAGTATAGTATCCCTAGATAAAGTCGTTCCTGAAGATGTGTATGTACCAATACCAACTTCCCATTCATTTGTGTTAGCTAATTGAATAGTGTAGAAAGTAGTATTGCCATTACCAATTACAGAGAATGACTGAAAGCCTGTCGCAGCACCACCTAATGTAACAGTACCTGTGCCTGTAGTGGTAGTGGTTTCTCTTACCCTATCTTTTACGACTAGAGCCATGATTTATCCTTACGCTAATGTAACGCTTAAATTGCCTGTTGCAATCTTAAAAATATCGCCAGAGTCAATTGCTTTTGCTGTATCTAATGCTGTATGGTAAAGTAAATTACCACCTGTAGAGTTGTCATTAATACCAATCCAACCTACAGTTCCCCATGAAGCTGTTGCTGTTGGGAATGTTACGTCAGCATCATTTAATACGTTACCTGATGTGCCTGAAGCTGTTGCAAATGATACTGCTGTTCTAGCATAGCCAGTACCAGATGTGCTAACTTCTGTACCTGATCCGTCATCTCCAGGGTTTGAAGTCCATAGTGATACATAAACTGTTGCTGGTGCTGTATATGTTGTACCGTTTAGAGTAGCATTTAATAGTGCATTCTCTAGGTAGTTACTCATTTCTGCCATGATGTTTTTCCTTTATAAATTATCGTGGTGTTACACTTAATGTTGTGTATGAATAGGTTTGTCCAAGATCGCTTTTCTTGATGTTTGCAATTGCTCTATCATACAATGCTGACCATGTTGCAATTCTTGGATCATTCATTAAGTATGGTTCTGCTTCTGCTAGAGTTGCGTAAAGTAAAGCGTCTGGGTAGTATGCTAAAAACAAGTTACTAGCTGTTGTGCTAGAGATAAATGTAGGTTGAGCATAGTATAAAATTTGAACTGTATATGATGTATCTTGGCTAGGTGCAAATTGGAACTCTGTACCTAACATTGTAAAGTAGTGTGAACGACCTGATAATGTTGTTTGACCATTACGGAAGAATAGATCAGGTGTTTGGAACTCTAATAGAATAGGAGGATTGCCTTGTAAGTGCATCTCTCTTAACTCTAAGAAATCAGATGGAAACGCTACTTTGTTATCAGTTGGGCTAGTCGTTGCAACCTTTAACATTCTTTCTGTTCTTAAATCACGACTTAATCTTAACTGTGCTAACTGAACGAAGTCAGGTATAACACTTGTCAAGTCATTACGAGCTAAGTAGCTTTCTACTGTCGCTGTAAAC